CGCCGGGCGCCTGGATTCCATCGTTCCGATGCACCCCGACCGCGTAAGGTGGGCCATCTATCCGCAGACACCCGGTGCCGTTGACTGGCGCGGGATGAAGCCGCAGAATGGGGAGCTCTGGTACTACGTGCGGAGCCAGTCTGGCCAGTGGGTGCCATTTGCCGACGAAGACGTGCTGCATATTCGCGGTCTGGGAGGCGACGGGATATCCGGATACGATATCGTGACGCTGATGTCCGAAGCACTCGGTGTGCCGATGGCCGCCACGCGATTCGGCGCGCGGTACTTCGCCAACAACGCCACTCCAGGGGTTATCCTGGGGCACCCAGGCAAGCTCAGCCCGCAAGCGCATAAGAACATCCGTGAGAGCTTTGAGGCGCGGCATAAGGGCCTCGATAACTCGCACGTTATGGGAATCATCGAAGAGGGCATGACCGCCACGCAGTTGGAGTGCAAGGCCACGGACGCGCAACTCCTGGAGACGCGGCGCTTCGGAACGGAAGACGTAAGCCGGTACACCCGCATTCCGCTCCACATGCTAGCCGATCTGACTCACGCGACTTTTTCCAACATCGAAGAACAGGGGATGGAATACGGAAAGTTCTGTCAGACTCCGTGGAAGACGAACTGGGAGCAGGAACTCAACCGAAAACTGTTCTATGGCACCAGGCAATTCCCGTGGGTTGATATCTCGGAACTCATGCGCGGTAATTCGCTATCGCGCGCGCAGGCGAATCAGATCAAATTTCAAAACGGAATTATCGACATCGACGAATGGCGGCGCGACGACGGAAAGAACCCGTTGCCCAACGGCGTCGGTAAGGTACGCATCATCCCGCTCAACATGCAGCAGTTGCCGGGGACCGGAGCGCCCATGATGCCGATTCCGGCGCAGCCAAAGGAAATCGCCGCTCCCAAGGAGGGAAAGTGAAACAGATCAGCCTGGATATTCAGCAGCGAGCGGCCATGATCGCACCGGCCAGCTACAACGATAAGGAGCGCACGGTGGACGTGTGCTGGTCAACCGGAGCGGCGGTGAAGCGCGTCGGGATCTGGTCCGACCCTTACATCGAAGTGCTCGACATGACGCCGAAATGCGTTCGCATGGACTGGCTAATGAGCGGGTGCGCTCCCGTGCTCAATATGCACGGATCATACAGCCTGGAAGATGTGATCGGGGTGGTCAACTCCGCTTCCCTGGAGGGTGGAGAGGGGCGCGCCACGCTTCGATTCTCCCAGCGCGAAGACGTGGCGCCAATCCTCCAGGATATCAAGGATGGAATCATTTGCAACGTGTCGGTGGGCTACCGGGTCCACAGGGCCGTGAAAGAAGAAACGGCAGGCCAGAAGATCCCCACCGTGCGGTGTGTGGACTGGGAGCCGATGGAATTATCAATGGTGCCGATGGGCGCCGACGCTGGCGCGGGAGTACGCGCGGCGGAACAAACAGTTTGCGAGCTGGAAGACAGCCCGCAAGAACAGCCGGCCTTGAAGCCGGGGCCGGCAGTAAGACTGCTCCGGCTGGCACTTGAAATAACACAGGAGACCCTATGACCAAACGCGAATCGAGAATCGCGCAACATAAGGCGCTACTCCAAGGGGCACTCGATGTTGTACGTGCCGCCGAGAGCGCAAACCGCGACCTTACCGCCGAGGAGTTGGCGACCGTCAGCTCCAAGCGCGCCGAGGCCGCAAACGCAAAAGCCCAACTGGACGCCATCGACAGCCTAGAGGCGGAAGTAACCCGAGCCGGGGTTATCAGCGTCCACGACAACCGGCAGGACAAGCCGTTCACCAGCCTTGGGGAGCAACTCATCGCCGTGTCCCGATCCACCAACGGGCGCAACGTTGACCCGCGTCTCCTGGGCATCATGGAGCGCGCGGCGGCTGGCGCGTCGGAAGCCGTACCCAGCGACGGCGGGTTCCTCGTGCAGACCGACTTCAACGCGGAGATTCTGAGCAAGGCTTTCGCCGCCGGCCAACTGGTGAACAAAGTTGTCCACCAGCCGATCAGCGCGGACGCCAACAGCTATTCGCAGAACGTCCTCGACGATTCCAGCCGTGCGACCGGTTCCCGTGGCGGCGGATTGCAGCTTTACTGGGCGTCGGAAGCAGGCGCGGTTTCGACCGCTACCAAACCGAAGTTCCGCAAACTGCAAATGGAACTTCAGAAGCTTTACGGCCTATTCTATGCCACCAACGAGGTGCTTCAGGACTCGGCGGCTTTGTCCGCTCTAGCGGAGAGGGAGTTCCGCAAGGAGTTTGCGTTCGTTTTTGACGACGTTATCGTTCGTGGCTCCGGCGTCGGCCAGCCACTCGGATACATGAACTCGCCGTGCCTTGTCACTATTGCGAAGGAAGCGGGACAGGCGGCGGGAACCATCGTGACGGAAAACATCACCAAGATGTACGCTGCCATGTACGCGGCAGCTACAAATCCGGTGTGGCTAGTGAATAAGAACTGCTTCCCGCAGTTGCTCACCCTCAGTGTCGGCCTCGGTGCTGCCGGTGCTCTGGTATACATGCCGCCCGGCGGAATCAGCGGCAAGCCGTTCGGCACGCTGTACGGCGATCCGGTCCTACAGATCGAGCAGGCGGCCACCGTTGGCGCGCTCGGCGACATCACTTATTGCGATTTCGGCGAATATCTGTGGATCGAGAAGGGCGGCATTCAGGCGGCCAGTTCCGTCCACGTCAACTTCCTAACCGATGAAACGGCGTTCCGCTGGACCGTCCGCGTCAACGGCCAACCCACCTGGAACAAGCCGCTCACCCCATACAAGGGCGTGGCATCCAGCATCAGCCCGTTCGTCGCGCTTGCCGCGCGGTAACCGCGAAAGGGAAAAAGGAGAAATCACATGCAAAACAAAATCAACATCGCGGAAGAATGCCACGTAGCGGCGCTCAAGCCGGTGGACGTTGGCGGCGGCGCCAAGTCCGTATACGTCAACATGAAGAACTGGTCCCACGCTTCGGTTATCGTAGTCTCCGGAGTGGCGGCCAACCAAGCCACGCTGAAGTGCTACTACAGCGACGATGCGTCCGGCTCCAATAAGACTGCCATCCCGTTCGCCAGCTACAACGCGGGTGCAACCGATGTGATGGGAGCGAGAACCATTTCCACCGCGGCCAGCGGTTTCTTGCAGACGGCCGCCGCGTGCATTTCGGTTTTCGAGATCGACGCGAATCAGTTGGCTGACGGCTATCCGTATCTCGGCATCATTACGGACACGGCGGCGGCCAACATCATCGGCATCGTGGTGGTTCTGAGCGGCGGGCGCTACGCTGGCCCCGCCAGCCCCACGGTGATCGCGTAACCATCAACCCTGAAAGCGGGCGGCGGATGTCGCCCGCTCCACACAGGTCAAAGGAGAATATCAATGGCAAAAACGGAACTATTTGTACGGCGCGCGTCGGGTGGAGTCTTCACCGTCACGCGCGAAGACCTCACAACCGGAAGCATCTTTTTCGTAAATTCGGTAACGGGAACAGATGCGGCCGGATACGGCAATAACCCGGATTCCCCGCTGGCATCCATCAACTACGCGGTGACACTTTGCACCGCCGACGCAAACGACCGCATCTATGTCATGCCGGGTCACGTGGAAACCGTCGTGGGAGCCGCCGGGCTGGCCCTCAACATCGCGGGGGTGGAAGTCATCGGACTCGGGCGCGGTGCCGACCGCCCGAAGGTCAACTTCACCACGTCCACCGCGGCGACGATGGTATTGAGCGCGGCCAACTGCCGAATCAAAAACCTGTTGTTCGCCGGCGGCATCGACGCGCTGGTGGCGCCGCTGACGATATCCGGTGCTGACAATGTGCTGGAAGACTGCGAGTGGCGCGACGTGACCGGCCAGGCGACGGACGTGATTCTCACCACGGCCGGCGCAAACCGCCTGCTTATCAAAAACTGGCGGCATGACGGGGACGTTGCGGCCGGCACGAACGCGGGTATCGCCATCGTGGGCGGCGACGGCATCGTGATCGACGGCGTGCGGATGGACGGTAACTTCGCCGTCGGCTGCATCGACGTGCGCACCACGCCGACTACCGATCTGGAGGTGCGCAACGCATACGCGCGCAACCGCAACGCTTCTTGCATCTTCCTCATCGACACCATCACGGGTTCCACCGGGATGATCGGACCGAACATCAACGTTCGCACGCTCACCAACGGGGCCAACATCACGGAGACGCTGACCGGTGCGACCTTCGTCTATTTCCCTCCCGTTTACATCGTCAACAACGCGGGAGAGATGGCGATGGCGATCAACATCACGGCCAGCACC